ACATCTGGTAGTCGATCAGGTTATCCACCGCGTCCTGCTTGTCCTTGTCGCCCTTCTTGTGCGCCTTCGAGATGACGGCGGGCCGGATCGACATCACGGCGTTATGCAGCGTGTCTTGCACGCGCAAAGAATGCTGCGCGAGATCGGGGATCGCGGCGTCCGAGCAATCCTCCCAGGGCCAGTTCTTGCCCTCGGTCCACATGCGGTACTTCGCGTAGCGCTGGAGGCGCGCTTCCATCTCGGCTTGCCGCTCTAGCATGTCCTGCTGATAGAAGTCCGCGATGCGGTTCGCGACCTCTTCCTTGTCGATCTTGAGCGACTCGGCGCGACGACGCGCGCGGCGGGCGCGCACACCTTGCGCGCCGCCGCTTTCCTCGGGGCTCCCCTGCACGGATTCGGACTCGACTTCAGCCATGAATGTCCTCCCAGGCGCGGCGCCCGACCTCGGAGAGAATCGAGTTACGCATCTGCTCGTGGAACCAGTCCGGGCGCTCGCCGATCAGCTCTTCGGCCCAGGAGCGAACGGCAATCGCCCAAAGCTCGCCGTAGTCCTCTTCCGAAAGCCCCTCGGCACACGCTTCGCAAAAGGTCATATCCGCGATCTCGCCGCTCGCGAGCAGAAAGGTGATGCGCGTGGCACCCGCCTTCGGGCGCCCAACGCTCTTCATCTGCCCGGCGAGGTAGGCGCGCTCGGGGAATTTCAGGTTCTCGACCTCCTCCCAGCGCGCGAGGCAGTCGAAAACGTCCTCGCCGCAAAGCGTGCAGGCGCCGATGCGTTTGGTCGCCTCCCTCATGCCGCCGCCTCGGCTTCATCGGGGAGCCTCTTCACGTGATCGAGGAATTCCGCGCGCAGCTCTTGACGCTCCTCTTTGAACTTTTCGACCAGCGCCTTGCGCAACGCCTCGACGCGCGCGATGTAAGCGGAGGCCGAGGGGCCGCAGACCTCGCAGTATTGGCGCTTGTAGACGTGTCCCAGCTCGATCGAGGGCTTCACCATCGCGGCGCCGCAGCCGTCACAGAGGAAGGCGATTGCCATCTAGTACGCGCCCCGGCGCTTGCCGTTCCTCTTGAACACCGGCGCGCCGTAGCGAAGCACGCTGAACTGCGGCTCGGAATTCAAGCAATACTTGATGAGCGTCGGGAAGTCGTCGTACTTCGCCTTCGGTTGCTGCTTAAGGTCGCGCTCCTGCGCGCGCTTGTAGTCGTCCCAGACGTAGCGATTAAACTGGTACACCGTGTCCTTGCAGCGCGCGTGGATGTGCAGGCGCGGGCGCTGCGCGCGCCGGTCGGGCTTGAGATAGGCGTTGATCCGCTTCCTGCCCACCTCGGAGTCATCCCCGAGTTCGCAGTCAAGGCGCGCTTTACGAAATTCGTCCTGCCACGTGATGTCGCGATTCGTGCCCGCGACGCTCGCGCCCATGTTCGGGTCCATGATCCGGCGCGTGACAATAAGCGAGAGGTCTTCTTCGATCTCCTTCACGCGCTTCGCGACATCGACGGGATCACCCTCCACCTGGGCCTCGGCCACCTGCCAAAGGTCATCCGAAGGATCGACCTGAACCCAGGACATCATGTGCGGCTTCCTCGGGTGCGGATCGAGGAGATAGATCGTCGGCCACGAGGGCGAGGCGCCAAAGTCGTCCACGTGGTTGTACTCGACCACCTCGAAGCTCCCGCACACGCCGCAGCAGCGAACGCCAAGATCGGTGACGCCGTAGGTCGTGCCCTTGCCGCAGGCGAAGCACCAAAGGCGCGTGTGATCGGTGAAATCCGGGTGGATGCGGTTCGAGAACCTGAGCGGCTGGCCGTAGATGCGGACCTTCCTCGTCTCCTCCGACCACTGCGCCATGCGCGCCGCTACCGCCGACTGATCGAGGTGGGGGTTATCCACCGTGTGCAGCTCGAACCACGCCACGTTCTTGTCGTTCGGGTTGATGCCGGGCTCGTAGACCTCGTTGTAAATCCAGTCCACCGCGATCGAGGGATCGTCGGGCCACGTCATCGCGAGCAAAATGCGCCCAGCAACACGCATCGTGCGCGCCTCGTTCTCCCGCCAGATCGCAAGGGAGGGCGGCTCATCGTGAAGCACGATGTGAAAGTCCCCCGAGGCGAAATCCGAGGGCTCCTGATCGACCGACATGAACTGGATCGAGGACTCCCCGGCCACCTCGTTCGTCCACGGATCGCGGCAGATCAAGCGCAGGATGCGGAGCTTCTCGCTCCAGGAGCGCGACCACTCGCCATCGAGGAGCGAGGTCTTGGGCACCCAGCCCCAATGCCCGCGCTCACCTCCCGGCCGATCGACGCCGGTCCAGCGCCAGTATTGGAGCTTCGGCAGGATGATCGGGTGAAGGACGGTGGTGAGCGACTCGCACACGATGCGGCACTGGATCGGGCCGCGAAACTTTTGCTTCGCGAGGTGCATCTGCGAGTAGGGGAAGATGCCGGTCGCGCACATCAACATCTCGATGACGGCGGTCTCGGTCTTGGAAGCGCCGTTGCCCCCGCCGATCCCGACCACCTTCTCCTCGGCGTCGTGGACGAGCTGGGCGTGCGGGCTCACCGGCTTGTAGTAGAGGAGCTGGTTCTCCTGGCGATCGGCCTTCTGGAGTTCGAGCGTCTGAAGGAGGAGCGCGCGGAACGCCTCCTCGGGCATCGTCTCCAGGGAGGATGCGTCAGGGGAGGGGCTGGACATCGACCACCTCTGGTAACGACCGCGGCGTTACGTCCTTCGCCTCACCCTCGATCGTGATCCCCCGGCGCTTCGCCTCGCGCACGAGGAGCGGCACGAGTTCATTCAGGGAGCGGCGCTCATCGAGGGAGACGATCTGCGTGGGCTCGCCCTTGAGGAGCTGGCGCTTCTCGATCAACTGCGCGGTGCCTAGGGCCAAGTCGCGGAAGCTCGCCTCGCCCATGATGTAGTCGTCCATGTAGCCGAGCGCGTGGTTGATACGCTCATCGAGCTTGTGGACAAGCTCCTTCGTCTTGATCGCGCGCATCTCGTTCGAGACGCCCTGGTAGCGGGTACGCATGCGCTTCGCGAGCCCCTCGATGACCAGGGGGCGAAGGCCGCATTCCTTCGCGACCTCGACGAGGCGCACGAAGGGATCGGTCACCTTGTCGATCAGCTCGGCGGCGCGCTCGGCGGGGAGCCGCGCCTCAATCGGACGCCCCGAGGACTCAACCAGACCGCCCGAGAGTTTATGCTTGGCGACCCGAAAGGCTTCGGTGATGGTCGTCTCGCCGCGCCCAAGTATGGCGGCGATCTCCCGGAAGGATTTACCCTCCTTCTCGTGGAGGTCGTAGATCGTCTTTTGCTTCTCGGTGAGCGGCCTACGTTCTGACAATGCGCGTCCTCTCGGCGTCTATTGGCGCCGAGTAGAACGCAAAACCTGCGTATCGCGAAGTTACTGCGGAGGCGTTACGTCTTCAGCTTCGGCGGGTCGAGAAGCATGAAGTCATGCGCCCAATCCTGCCGGTAATCGCAGCTACGGCAAATCCAGCCGGTCGGCGTCGGCGTCAATATTCCAAGATCACCGCCTTCATTGGAATGCTTTCCGTCGCCACGATTCACGCAGGTGAACGGGTGTACGACGCCAGACGCCTGCCAGCGCTCAAGCGCGGCGACCTGCTCCTCGGTCCACGGCGCCTGAACAAAGCTCACTTGATCCTCCAGATGCGCCCGACCTTGCCGAGCCTCGCCATCGTGAACTTGGCGTTCTTGTTTTTGCGGCGACGGTTGCTGCGCGCGCGATCAACCCTCTTCCAGTCCTCGATCGGGAACTCGAACGAGCCGTACTCGACTTTATCGCCCTTTTTGCGGACCTCCAGTTTGTCTATCGGGAAGAGCGTCGGCTTTCCGGGTGGCGGCACGTCGTACTCGATTTTGTACTTGCTCTCCTGCGTTGGCGCAGACCAGCTCACGCGCGGCTTGCGTTTGGGCGGCTTCAGCTTCGGCGGCTTTGCCACACGCGCTGGACCGTAGAGCGTTTTCTTCCACGTGTAGTAGCTAAATACGCTGATGCCTACCTCGGCGCAAGCTTCAAGGTCCGTCTTCCCGCCATCCTTGAGGCGATTCACCTCGCGCACGGCTTGGCGCCTTTTCTCATCGGTGTCGAATTTAATCCTGGTAGCAATTGCCTTTGATGTTGCCTCGGGACTTCCTACCTCTGACATAGCACCTCCTCCTTGTTCGCTGTGATCGAACGAAAACCCCTTCGCGAACGCGCGCGCTGCCACTTTTAGTGCTTCGTCTGTTGACGCGCGATGCGCTTTTGCGCCGCCTCCTCACCGCAGGTGCCAAAGCGCTCGCGAATGAGGTTGCAGAGATTGGTCACGCCCCCAGGAACGGTCGAATGCTGACAGTGGAGCTTAAGCTTCGGCGGCGCGTTCCTCGCCATGATGTAGCAGTAGTCAACTTTCTTTGACAACTCCTCGATCCGGTCGCGCCGCGTGTGCGGCTCCAGGATTCGCATGTCGATGTGCCTGAAGACCTGCTTGATGGCGGAGGGTTGCTTCGCGAGTAGCCCGAGGAACATAATCTTTGGCTCGTAGAACTTCTCAGGCAGATCGCCCTTCGGTTTTTTCTCAGCCTCCGGCGCCGGGGCTGGAATCTCAAGGTGCTCCACGCTCGCGCCGTTGCCGTTCATCTTCAGTTTCGGCGCAATGAGCGCGATGTGCTTCGAGACCGCCGCCTCGACGATGCGTTCCATCTTCGCCTCGGCGAGATCGGCAAGGGGCTTCGCAAGCTCGCGCAGCAGCGTAGCGACGGCGGCGGCGAGCGTAAGCTGCGGCTCGATTGCCCGCAGATGCTCCCTTACCTTCGCTTCGACATCCTGCTGGGTTTCCTGAACCTGAACCTGGGGCTGCGGCGGCGCCGCCTCATCCTCGATCTTTAACTGCTCGACGGGCATGGAGGTGAAGTGCTCAATCCGCTTGTCGAGCGTCTGTAATATCTGCACACCAAAGTTGGTCTTGCGTCTATCCGGTGGGAGCCACCGATCTTGCGCCGCGAGAAGAGCGCTTCTTCGCGTGTGGCTCGGGTCTTTGCTCATGAGGTACACGGCGCCCTTCGCCACAATGTCGATTTGCGCATTTTTCCATCTTAGGTTTCCAGCTACGTTTACTGTCATTTCAATCTCCTTGTTACGAATGGTTCACGCGGTAAGGCGCGTCCTTCCTGCGGTGCGCAGCACCTCTTCGACGTGGTGCTGGAGCATCAACTTTTGCGTGAGGAGGTGATCGTGGTGCGGCACGTTCGCGGCGTCCTGAGCGCGAAAGCAAAGACGCTCGATCTCGCGCTCACCTTCCAGGCGGGTGATGTTGCCGTGGACGCCGCGATCGGAATGGACCTTAAAGCGCTCGCCCGCGCGACCCTCGACGATGAACCACTTCGAGCGCAGGTAGTCGGCGCGTTGCGCGGGCGTGAGATGCTTTAGCAGAAGCTCCTCGGCACGCTGCTTCGCCTCGGCCACCCGGCGCTCCCGCTCTTGGTGTTTGCGCTCAAGCGCGGCGTTCTCGTGGCGCGCGAGGGCGCTAAGCTCGCGCGCGTGGCGCTGCTGGCGTTCACGCTGCTGGCGTTCATACTCCTCCATCGAGCGGCGGTTGTAGGTCTCGTCATCCGCCCAGTAAGTCCAAACGCGCGCATTCGTCACCTGCGTGGAGTTGTCCACCCACACATTGAAAACGTCGTTGAGAGTGGTGGAGGAGATCACGGAGGCGGTGGTGTTCGTCTGGATCATCTTAGGCCAAGTCTGGGTCGTGGCGGCGTAGGTGCCCAAGCCCAAACCACCGTGATAAAAAGCCAAGGGCATCACCCGGCCTGGATCGCGGGGATGAGGATCATCTTCTCGGCGTCGGGCTCAAAGCTCTTCATGGGCTCGCCCTCCGAGCCATCTTTTTTCACGCGAAATGCCCTATAGCCCTTCGCTGTTAGCGCCTGGAACTGCGCGCGCGCCGCCGCGACCTCCGCATCACTATCGGAGTCCCACGTCGTTTTCGTGTGCCCGGTCGTATCAAGGATTTCCATTTCGTTCATCGTGCCCATCATGGTCCTTTCGGGGTGGTTCGGTTTAAGAATTTGCGCAGGCGCTCTTTTGCCTCGCGGGCCGCGCGCATCTTTTCGGCGAACACTTCGCCTTGCAGACGTGGCTTCTTGTCTCCCTCGGGGAACGGCCACTCCGGCGTGCGCCGCGCGAGGCGTGAGCGTGCGCCAGCCTCTAACAACCTCGCGATGCGGGCCGCGCGCTTCTCAGGTGTGAGCGCGGCCCACGAGGCGGCGCCGCCAATGCTAGCGACCCTCGCGCGCTCCTTCTTCGGCTTCGCACGCTGCGCGGCGTGCAGCCTCCCCACAATCGCGAGTTGATCGTTTCGCTTTTCCTCCGGCGTGAGCCCGGACCAGCGATTCGCGCCGCCTTGTGAGGAAAGGCGACGATGTTCCTCGGGGGGGAGCTGGTCGAATCTGGTTGAGCACTTCGGATCGCGCGCGCCGCGCGCTTTGATTGTTTTGGCGAGGGTGATCGCCTCTCGGTTCCCAGCCTTGATAAGCGGCGGGAGGTACAGCTCACGGAAGAATTTCTTTGCGCTCATTCTGGGTCTTTCAGAAGCCGCAGCGCGCGGATGCCGTCTTCGATGTCATGGAGTCGATCGAACTCGCTATCCATGATCTCGGTGGTTTGAAAGCGAAACCCGCAGGCATCGCAGCGCTTGCGCCGCCTGACCGACCAGACGCCGCCCGCTTTTGGCGTTCGTGTGTCGTAGGTAATGACTGCGTCCTTGCCACATTTCGGATTCGGGCATCGCATTCTTCCGGTGTGCTCATCCTTGACCTGAGAATAGCATGAACCATAAAAACGATCTCGCTGTCGGTCCTGGAGCGTACATTTATCACTTCGTCCCGCCGCATTTACTACATACGGTATGCGGCCTACTACAGACGGTAAATTATTTGATCTTCGGAAAAACTTCACCATCGTTTGGCGACCAGAAAAGGCGCTTCATTTTTTTTCCCTCGCGAAAAAGATTCCACGCCTTCACGAGCAGCGCTGCGATTTCCCGACGCGGCAGGCGCGCAAGGGAGGAGCGATTTGAGGCGAGGCGCTCACGAAGAAGAAGCACCGGCGAGCCCTGCTTCAATTCAATGCCAGTCGAGAGTTGCTCGAAGAAT